CGTTGGCGGCGGCGGAGGCGGTGGCGTCGGCAGCGTGGGCGGCGTTGGCGGCGGCGTTGGCGGCGGCGTCGGCGGCGTGGGCGGCGGCGTAGGCGTAGGCGTAGGCGGCGTGGGCGAACTCGCCGTTCTCGTAACCGCGCGCCACACGCTCGATAGCCTCGCGGCACTTCCATTTATCGACGGTGATCGCCGGAAGGGCCACGTCCCGCAGCAACCAAACCGCGAACCGCGGCCACACTTCAGCCAGATCGCGGGTGGGGTCAACGGCGACAAGGAACTTCGGCAGGAAATCGGGAACCTCGCGCCCGACGCGCTTCGCCACTGCGGCGAGTTGGCGCGGCAGCGGCGGGTCGAACGCATCGACCAAGGGAACGCCGTCCTGCCCGGTGAGCCGCGCGCCGACGATGCGGGCGATGAACCGCTCACGGTCTGTCGGTTCGGCGGCGATCATGCTGCTTCGTCCATGCAAAAGGCGAGCGTGTCGCCTTGGGTGTCGTCCGGTTTGCGCAGGTCAAAGACTTCCGGCGTGGTCCCGGCGCGGCGCTTCGCGACCAAGAACCCGCGGGTGACGTGCCACACAAGGGCCGTCCAGTCGGGCATGCGGACCCACAGGCCCATCTTCCGCTTGGCGACGCGGTACGCCTTGACGGTGGGTTCCAGATCAGGCGCCCCCATCTTCGCAGCGGTTATCAGCGCGCGCTCCGCGTGCCGCCACCGCTCCCGAATCTCAGCCGCCTTCACCGCTGCCGTCTTGGTGCCGGCCTCTATCTCGGCGCGGCGTTCGGGCGGCAGCCGGCGTTCATATCCTCGCACCTTGGCGCGCAATTCCTTGATCGCCTTCTCGGCGGCGGCCTTGCGCTTCTCGGCTCGGGCGAGCGCCGCGACGGCGATACGGTAGCGGGTCGCCTGCGGGTCGCTGCGCTTGCGGTGCTTCATTGCAGCGCCCCCCGGATAGCGTTCAGCGTCTTTATCGCCTCGTTCAGTTCCAGCATGAGCCACAGGATCGTCCCGTCCTTCTCGGTCTTGGGGTTGCTGAGAAGCTGATTGACGATATCTCGGGCCGACATGGCCCGCGGGTCTCTGCGCTTCCGGCGGCCCTTCATGACCGGCCCTCCAGCACCTTTAGCCGCCGGTCGATCGAGTCGATGGCGCGGTCAACCGCCATCTCCACCGGGCGGTTGCCGGCTTCGTGCGCCGCCTGCTGCGCGAACAGCAGTTCATAGCGGCGGATGCGCAGGTCAAGCCGGGCGTCGTCCATCGAGCGCGCGTTGTCGAGGTAGGGGCTGGTCATTGCCCCTACTCCGCCGCGAGGGCGCTGCCGCCCGTGTATCCGGCCATCATATCGAGGATGCGGGCACAGTCGGCGGCTTGGGCGGCCCGCAGCGTATCGTTGTCTCGCAGGTCTTGCGGCTCGGCGGCGCACAGCTTATCGGCCATCAGGCGCCGCACGGACTCCAAGGCCGGATCGTCCCCGATATTTAGCTTCGCCATCAGCGCCACCATGTCGCGCATGTTCTCGACGAGGCTATCGCGGAACGGGTTTTTCGCCTTGGTCCCGTCTGCCGCCGGCTCATAGTTGGCGAGGCGGTCGTGCATGTGCGCCACGGTCTGCTGCACCCGATCCCACAGCGAGCGCACCGCGCCCGCGACGGCCGCGTTGACGCTGGCGGTTATCTCGTCCCGAATGCGCGCTTCCTCGGCATCACCGAGTTGCACCCGGAAGTCCTTCGCGTCGGGCAGCGGCATCACGTCGATTTCGGAGCGGATCGAGGCGGCCAGCTTCTCGGCCTCGGGATAGTCTTCCTCCCGGTACAGGTCGCCGAGCTTCGCCTTGCGGGCCTCCTTGGCGGCATCGTAGGACGCCACCAGCTTGTCCCGCTCGCGGTGCAGGGTCGAGACCAGCCGCTTATGTTCGGCCATGTAGTCGAAGTAATTCGCGGCCGGCAGCAGCGCGACGCCGGTTATCGTCCACGGCAGGGTATTAGCGTCGTGGTGCTTTCGGATCGCGTTCACCGCCGACTCGACGCCGGCCAAGTGCTCGCGGTCGATCAGCAGCTTGTTGAACCGGCCGGCGTCGGCCGCGGCGTTGTTGATTTCGGCAATTTCGTTCGAGGCGTCGCGGTCCAGTTTCCGAGCCGTCCAGCGGCTTACGGAGAGTCGCACGAGCATCGCGCGAGAGGTCAGGCTGTGGTCGGTCATGGTTCGGTCCCTTTCGGTGGGGGATTTGATCTACAGCACCACGTCGGTATTGGCCGACGCCCAGGTGATGAAGCTGCGGGTCGGCAAGAGGCTGGCGTCCCGCTTCGTCGCGAGCGACACCACGAGAACCTCATATTCCTTTTGCAGCCGCTCGGCGTAGACCAGCGCCCGGTCGATGTTGTTCGGCGTCATCCGGTGCGCCAGGGCCGCGCTGATGGCGCAGCACGCCGCCGGCTCTTTCGGGACGGGCGCGCCTTTCGGATCGAGCAATATCTGATCGACGCTGACCATCTCGCGGAAGACCCGCATGAACGCCACCATTTCGGTAGCGACGCCCTCGCCCACGGTGCCGCACAACAACTCGTGTTCCAGCCCCGGCGGCGCCGACTCGATGATGTCGGAGGCGAACACCGCCGTGCGCGGGCAGGAATACGGTTCAGCCTTCCGCGGGTCGAACGTCGTAAACAGGTCCGGCTTGAACTGGTAGAAGGCGATCACTTCGGTTTTCACGCCGGCGTTGAGCGCCCATTTCGTCCAGTCGGCAAGGTCCGGCTCCACCACCACCCGCGTCCAGCGTCCGATCAGCGGCATCGGGATTCGCTGCGTCGCGGCCCGGTCTTCGTCGCGGTTGCCGGTCGCCATGACGTACCACCCTGCCGGAAGCCGGTAGGCGCCGAGTTGGCCGTGCAGGAACAGGTCGTAAAGCCCGGCCTGCACCATCGGCGGCGCCGTGTTGATTTCGTCAATGCAGATGATGCCCTCGCCCGCGACCGGCAGCTTGTCGGCGAAGGGCAGAAACACGGCATGATCGGCATAGCGCTGCTCGATGTCGTCCATCACCATCGCGCGAGCGGGCAGGCCCGAAAGCGTGATCGGGTCTTCGATCGTCGCCTGCCAGGACCGGAACTCGATGCCGAGCCGGTTCGCGGCGGCGCGCGGTGCGTCGGATTTGCCGATGCCGGGTTGCCCCTGCGCGAACAGCGGCCGGCGCTTCTCGGGCGGCTGGCGGTACTGCGCCACGATGGCGTCAATCAGAGAGGATATTTTCATGGCTCAGCCCTCCGCAACACGAAGGGCGCGTTCAGCGTTTAGCGACTCCTCGTAATCGTCAAACCACACGTAGAACGCTTCCGTTATCAGCGCGTCGAGGTCGTCGCCAACGATGCACCACGGGCCATTGCTGCCGTCCTCGGTCGGCAGTTCATCGTCGCCATAGTCCTCCGCAACCATGTACCGGCCGGGGTAGTTGGTGTTGATGCCGCGCGGGTCGCGCTCGCCGATGCGAAATCCCATCGCGTCGAGGTAGGCGCGCTTCTGATCAAGCGGGCTGTCTATGCTGAACATCGTCTTTCCCTTCGGTGGGGTAAAATTTCAACCGCGATCAGGATACGCGCATGATGCAGCAAAGTGCAATACCTAATCCGCCGCGTGTTGCATTATTTTGCGATGGTGGGTAGGCTGCGCGCGTTCCTTCGGTGGGGACATGCCCCCGCGCTCCCGGACCTCAACCAGCCGGGCACACGCGCGGGGGCTTCCGCTTTTAGGGTTCGGCTTCCGGGTCGTCTATGCCGCGCCACGTCGCATAGGCGGCGTTGCCCTTCAGCACGTTCGGCGCGGCCCATAGCAAAAGTCCTTGGCCGATGCTGTACAGCCATGTTGGGCGCGAATCCCACGCCATCCCGTCTCGCGAAGGCTGCATGACGGCAAACCCGCGCACGGTGCGCACGCGAAGCGGGGGCGAGCGGCCGCCCCCGTACACCCGAATAACGAAACCACCGCACAGTGCGGCAACAGCCCGCAGCGTCGCGATGGCCTCCCGCTCGCTCAGGCGCGCGGGGGCGGGCGCATCGTTCATTGCTGCCACCCGCCCGAGAAGATCGCCACGAACAGCGCGGCCAGCGCCATGCCGGCGACGATGCCGACGATGGCGCAGCCGTGCCGCGGTTTCACCGGCAAGCCCGATAGGCTTTGACGCAATCCAACAGGTTGCGGGCGCAGGTCCGCGCCTCGGCCTTTGTCTCGTAATCGTCGCGCCAGTAGAACGCGAGCGATACTTCGGTGCCATCGGTGCGGTCGTACCCACGCACGCGAGGCGCCCAGGCGCCCGGCCCGCCCGCAATGACGATATGCGGCTTGTCCGCGGCTTTCGCGTATTCGGTGAAGGTGACTAGGCTCAAATCGAACATGGTTTCGTTTCCTTTCGGTGGGATACCGGACGGCGCCCTATGCGCCGCCTTCTTTCAGCCACGCAACCGCCGCGGCTGTTTCGTCAGGGAATAGCTCCCCAAATTCCTCAACCAAGCCACGGATGATCCGCTCCGCCGTGGCCAGCCGTACCGCGGCATCGGCACGCGCGCGGGCGGGCGGGATCACTAACCGGGTCTGAGTCGCCACCGGGGCCTCGCTGGTAAGCGAAAGCGGCGGCGCGGTATATGGGACGGCGCGCGGCGTTACCGCGTCGAGGGCGCCCGTGGCGCGCGCGGTGTACCAATCCCGATAGCGAGCTTCCGCCAGCGCAGCGCCGGCCAACTCGCCGGCGGCATCCTCTATCGCCGCGGCCGTCATCGCGCGCCGCGTCTCCGAACCGTCGCCGAACAACGGGAACCGCTGCGGCGCGGCCATCGCGCGCGTGTGCGACGCGCGGGCCGTCGCGAGCCAACGGCCGCCGGTCATTGCCGAACCTCCCGCAGCTTGGCTATCTGTTCATTCACCCATGCGACGGGCTGGTCTATCATCGGATCGGAAGCCCGCGCAGCGCCGATTACCAAATCCGCCGTGGCGCGAAGCGCGTCATCGGCCGCCGGCGCGAAACTCAGTCCGCACCGCTTCCGGCCGAAATGATGGTGGCGCGACAGGTTGTAGCAAAGGCGGCGCGCAAATCCTGCCGATGTCAGTGCATAGGCGGCCGTTGCCAAGTCTAGCGGTTGCGTGTTGATCGCCGCGACGATAACCGACTCGGCATCGTCATCGGCAACCGCGCAATACACGCTCAATTCAACCTGCCGGATGCGCGACAGTGCGATTACCAATGCCAGCACCGCGCAACCGCGGCGCATGAGCGTATCGGCATCTAGTGTCATGCTCGCCGCGACGGAGCACAAAATCCGCACCGGCGATTCGTCGTGTTCCACGGTATCGCGGCGGCGCATGCAATCCGGCATGCCGGCCAAAAAATCCGGAACTACCGCATAGGCGCCGGCGCAGTCGGCAATCCATGGCCGCTCAGAAACGTCTATCTCGGCGCTGATCTGAGACAGCAACCGTTCGGCATCGGCAACGCGCGACGGATCGCCATTGATTGCCTTCGCGATGCTCTCGGCTGCTGTCTCATGCCCAAAATAGGCGCCGCCCAAGCCCGACAGCGACAAGTGGAACGGATTGACCGCTTGCGCGTCGCGCGCCAGCGATGCAACCGAGGGATAGCGCTTTATCTGTTCCATGTTGCGCCCTCCCTACGCTACCGCTTGCCACTGGTCAGCGCTCATGCCTTTGCGCAGCGCCATGGCGATTACCGTGTCGCGGTCCAGACCAGCGGCCAACAGCGCCGCGCCCTGATAGGATGCACGCGGCGAGATCAGGGCGCGCGCGATGCCGTGTTCATTGACGCGGCGCCGAACCGCTTGCACGTAACCGCACCAATCCGTGTTGGGGCAGGTCGCGGTTTCCAGCGATTCGTCAATTTCCCAAGCGATCGGCACAAAGCGGTCCAAAAACGAAATGTCGAGTTTCGCGCGGCCCGTGTATTGATCGGTCGCGCCATGGCCGAACGTGTTCGCTGCTGCGAGAATCACGCAATCGGGATGCCGGTCAACTGAGCCATCCGGAAAATCGCAATGCCCGTTCGATGTCGCGGCGTTGAACGCCAGCAGGGCGCCCGGTAGGCTCGCGTCAAGCTCGTCAAACAGATAAACGCCACCATGCTCGTACGCATGCCGAAACGGCCGCGACACGATACGACCCTGCGCATCCGTAAAGCCCAGCAGTTTGTATTCGTTGTCGATGGCGCCATTGAAATAGAACGGCAAACCCAGCGCTTTCGATACCATTTCGGCTGCGGTCGTCTTGCCGCTGCCGGCCGTGCCTACCAGCAACACGTTAAGCCGGTTCCCGGCATGGTCGCGCGCCGCGCATGCTCGCAGCAGCGTTTCGAATTGCCGATGCTGCGTTCCGATGTTGCGCCGCTCCCCCGTCTCGGGAACCGTCACCACGATTTCATGCTGCCGCGGCTTGGGCGCATGCTCACGGATCAATTCGATTACGCGCGCTTCATTGATCGCGCCGGCGGCAAGGGTCTGTATCAGCGCGGCAAGCTGCGCCGCGGCATCGCCGGGCGCCGCTGCTATCGCGGGAACCGTTGTCGCTGGCGTGGCCGCAGGAAGCGGCGCGGTATATTCCTGCGCCGACAGCATAGCATCGCTATGCGCCGGCATCGCGGCCGCCAGCATGTCGCCGGCTTCCTCGCTCGATGCCGGCAACGCCACGCCATCCCGCAAATGCGACAGCACGGCCGCGAAATACTTTTCGCGATTGTAGCACTTCCAAAGCGTGGCCAGCTTCATTGCCTTCGCGCGTGCACTCGGCACGCCATTGGCAACCAGCCAGTTCTGCACCAAGCCGCGGTTTGCGGTCGTGACAGCCGTGGCGCCGCGCGGCCCGATCTGGGCCTCTAATTCGGCGGCATCGTATGACGCTACTCGCATCGCTCAGACCTCCAAAACGATGCGATCGCAACGCGCGCGATCGTAGACGTTCCACCACGATTGGCTGCCCCAATACTCAGGGTCATCGCTGATAAACGCGATCATCGCATCGCGCACCATGCCGCGCAGCTTGTCGCCGCTGATCTCGCGATCTAGCCAAGCGTCCAGATGACGGATTGTGTAGGTATCGAGCATCGGATCATTCCTTTTCGGTAGGGAACCATAAAAATCAACCGTCGCCACAATGACGGATGCCGCGCCTATGTGCAACAGAAAAATGCAATACCCCGAACGCCGCTGTTGACGCCACGCAACGCTTTGCGGGATACGGGACGCCATGCTTACCGCTGATCAGGTCCGCGAAATCATTCGGGACGAAATGCCCCGGAAGCGGCGCCGCGGCATCGACCGCGATAGCTCCAGACCACAAGTGATCTGCCGCGTGCTCCCGGAAGAAATCGGCCTAATCGACGCCGCAGCCGAGCAACGCGGCGTCACACGCTCCCAATTTCTGCGCGATGCTCTCTCAGCGGCTATCGGAACGGAACTGCAACCGAGGCAGCCAATCCCCCCCGGTCTGCGCCGCTCAACGTCCCGGAAAACCGATGACGCCATGTCTGCCGCATTGCATCAGCGGCGTGTCCTGCGCGCAGCGTCCGCGGCCATTGTGGAACCTGTTGTCGGGCAAGCCCCTGGCGTTCCCGTCCCGAAACTTCGCGGCCCCTCGCGTCCCGAATAGACGGCCGTTCCCGTCCCGTTCGAACGCGCAAACCCGAATGTCGCATAAGATGTATTCTGGAAAATCGGTCTGTAAGCCGTTGATTTATCGTGCGCGATTGTGACGACCGCGACATTGGCCGCTAATGGGACGGTCTGAAATCAACATCTTGTGCTCGGTCTGTACCCCCGCGTGACCCTCCCCCGGTCCCGTATGGCCCCGCCGCCGCCTCGGTTCGAGCCGAGCATCTGGACGGCGATTCTCAGAAACCGGAGCTGCATCGTCTTTGGTTTTTTTCTCCCCGGCTGCCTTTTCAAGCCCGGTTCGAGCGCGTTTTTCCTCTCCTATTCACCCTATGGAGTTCTAGGAGGAGGGTTTAGGGGTTTACGGTGTCTCTTAAGGGGAGAGGTATGGTCTAGGAGTGTCCATTGGTGAGGACTGTTGTGAGGGCATAGGAGGTCAGTCCCCGTGGAGGAGACTGACTGCCTAACGCCCCCACGGTGTCCACTGGAGCCGGACCGCCGCTACAGGCCCGAAGCTGAGAGGAACGACCTCGCTTCGGTTGACCGCTACTTACGAGGCGTCGTTGCCCCGGCGTTCGAGCGCTTCGGTCTTTCGGAGTGCGCTGCCCGCTATGAACGCTTCCCCCTGGTACGGGCTTTCGGGGTGTTCGCCAGCCAGTGCCACCGTAGGCGTCCTGGCGAACACGGCTGCCTTCACGCATACCCGGTGTGACCACGCTGCGCTCCCGGCGACCGTCCCCCGAGGGGTCGCATCGGATCGGGCGACGAGGCGTGCGTCACTTGTCGGCGATGGCGTGAGCAGGCGGCCGATAGTCATGCCGTGCCCCGGTTACGGGATTCGGCTTGTTTCCATTTGAAGTCGAGGCCGGCGTTTTTCAGTTCGGCGATGGTATCGCTAGCTGCGGCTCTCGCACCGGGCTTGCTGGGGTCGAACAGCGCCCACCAGCTACCGGCGTATTTCGAAGGCTTGAAGCCGAGACGGGTCATCAGCCCGCCGTACCGGTCGGGAACCTTGTGCACGTTGAGGAACCAGACGCTCATCGTGGCTCGCCCTCGCACGAGGCATGGTCGCGCAGGCCACCGCTAAGGACGCCGCACCCTTGACGCACGCATTTTCGCGGCATGGCCGGGTAATCGAGAGCCGTCAGGATGGGATCGGGGTTAGGCACCCAATCATGGTCGCGGTGCAGCCGGTAGCCGCGCTCGGCGATGGCGGCGAGGATGGCGTCGGCCGCAGCCCGCGCCATTTCATCGTCAACGTCGTCTTGCCACGTATAGCGGCGGGCTTCATTAGCGGCATATTGGAGCACGCCGGCGAAAACCTCGCGCCAGTCCGGGGCGCTCATCGCCGCTCGATCCATTCGCTGACAAAGATACCGATGACGGCCCCGATCAACGAGCCGACGCCGAGGGCGCCGATCAGGAGGCCGCAGTAGGCCATCATCGTCGGCCACCATCGTTGTAGCCGCGGATCACTTCCGATTCGGGCGAGAAGCATCCTGGCGCCGGCCGGCACAGCACGTAGCCCGGCTCGATGGGCCAGCGTCGGTCGCGGATCGCGGCGGCGGCGGTCTCGCAGGTGATTTCGGACTTCGCGCAGATCGGCGGCAGGTCGGGCTGCGCCGGGGCGACAAGCTGCCAGTCGCCCGCGCTGATCAGGAGAACGCCGAGGGCGAAGGCGGCGAAGCGGCTCATCGGCGCTTCCGATCATGGCGCGCCTCGACGCGGCGCTGATGGCGATTAAGGCTGGTCATGTCGATGCCAGCATGTGCCGTCGCGATGATGTCGTGAGCAATTTGGTTCAGATAAGCGGCGTCACCCTGCCCGTATTGGTACGGGTTGTGCGGCATGGCCTTTCTGCCAATCGGCTTCAAGCGCCGCAGCGGCAGACGGTTCATCGCAAACCGCCTTGCACTATTCTGCCTGCTGGGCCATATTCCGTCGTGACGCGCATGTAACGCCCTTTCCATGTGCGTCCGGGTTAAGGGTTGCGGTCAAAACTTCCCTCGGCCCATCGGCGGTAGAGATACTGCCACCACGTCGCGCCGCAACGCAAGCGACATCGCAAGCCCCGCTCGGCATCCCCGGCGGGGCTTGCTGCGTTTGGGGTTGCGCCTGCGCTCGGCGTATTGCATTATTCTGCGCGACCACCGAGAGGATCACCTATGCCTGAAATCCCCATCGTCGGCGCCGCGCCGCCGAAACCCGACCCCGGCCATGTCGCGCTCGGCATCACCAATGAGACCCTGACGACCGCGATCCGCATGATGCTGGACCTGCAATCGCCGGTCTCCTCGCTGGCCGCGACCGACATCATCAACATGCTGTTCGAGCACATCGGCAAGATCGTCTCGCTGATCGAGCCTGAGCAGCTTCGGAACGCGCTGATCGCCGACATCCGGCGGAACCTGCCGGGGGTGGTGAACCGGCATTTGCTGGCGCGCTCGGTGCAGCCGCCGGGCCTTGTCGCGCCACCGCCCGGCATGATGGTGCAGTGATCGTGGCAGAGGCGCCGGATTTTCAGGCGATCTACCGCTGGTTCAATCATTGGCTGAAAGAACCTCTCAACGACCGAGAGAAGTTGCTGATCCGCGAGACGCTGCATTGCCTGGAATCCCCGAACGATTATGCCCGGTTCAAACGGGCCATCCCGCCTTCGGGCGCGGGGGTATGGTGAGCTTCACCCTCGCGCAGCGGCGCGCCCACTACCGGGCGCACCCGGAGAAGCGGAACGCGCTGCAAGCCCGCTGGCGTGCGCGGCATCCCGGCGCCGCCGCGGCGAATCAGCGGGCCTATCGCAACCGCCAAGCCCGCAAGGCCGAGGTCGCCGGCGCGCTTGCCTCGCTTTTGAGCGCGCACCGCCTTAGATTGATCGGCGTCCGGCTGGTGCGGTCGGGCCAGCGCGACGGGTTCGACTCATGGGCCATGAAGTAGACTGGTCGAAATTCCCGAAGCCGTGGAATCGGCTCGGACCGGCGCTCCAGACGGCGCTTCGGCGGGACGTGACCATGATCGTCGCGGACCGACCGCCGGCGCCGCCGCCACCACTGCCGGGTCGCTGGTTCGCTGACATCCGATATCCGACCCGCTTCACCTGATGGCCGTCTCCACCCTCCGCCAGCACGACAAGCTGAACCGGCTGGCGCGCCGTCAGCACTGGCTCGGGCCGTTCCTCAAATTCATCGACTCGATCCGCATCGACTCGAAGGAGGTTCCGGCCGAGGACGAGCGCGGGTCGAAGCTGCACCTGTGGACGACGCAGCGGCTTTTCCTTGAGCAGCTTGCCGAGGGGCTGGACCGGGGCCAACACACCTTCCTCACGCTGAAAGGCCGCCAACAGGGCCTCTCGACGATAACGCTGGCGGTGCTGCTGTTTTGGGTGGCGGTGCACCCGCGCTCGATCGCGGCGCTGGTCTGCAACGAGGAAAAGGTGCGCGACGCCTTTCGCGACCTGCTGAAGCGCTATCACGAGAGCTTCCCGCCTGAGTTCTTCGGCGACGCCTTCGCGAAGGTGCGGCACAACTCGTCGCACTTCCTGTTCACCAACGGCTCCCGCATCGACTACCTGATCGCCGGCACCCGGAAGAAGAATTGGGGTGAGTCGCGCGGCTACAGCGCGTGCCTCTGCACCGAGGTTGCGGCCTACGGCGAGGAAGACGGCATCAACAACTTTATCGAAGCGCTCGCGCAGGAAAACCCTGACCGGCTGTTCATGTTCGAGTCCACAGCGAAGGGTCCGAACCACTGGCAGGAAATGTGGAACGACGCCGAGCGCGACGAGGAAAACACCTGTCGCATCTTCCTCGGGTGGTGGGCCAAAGACCTGAACCGCATCCGTAAAAACCAGCCGCATTACCAGAAATACGCCGGCGCCCTCAGTGGCGAGGAAACCGAGCTTTGCAACGAAGTGCTGGAGCGCTACGGCCACGTCGTCACGATGGAGCAACTGGCGTGGTGGCGGTACAAGCTGGCGACCAGCGACCGGCAGAGCGCCGAACAGAACCAGCCGTGGACGCCCGAGCAAGCCTTCGTCCTAAGCGGCTACAGCTTCTTCGCGACCCGGCTCCTGCAAGAGCAGTACGAGCGCGTCTATCACAAGCCCTTCAAGGCGTACCGCATCTACATCGGCACGTCGTTCTGGACGATGCGCGTCGAGCAGGTCGAGGCCAGCAGCGACGCGGAATTGAAGATTTGGGAAGACCCTGTGCGGGAGGCGCAATATGTCATCGGCTGCGACCCGGCCTACGGGCATTCCGACGACAGCGATTCTCATTGCGTTTCCATCTGGCGTTGTTATGCCGACCGTCTCGTGCAGGTTGCCGAATATACGGATAATCGACCTGAGACAAAGCATTGCGCCTGGGTGCTGTGCGGTCTCGCTGGAGCTTATCGGAACTCCATCATCAATCTTGAGCTTTACGGCCCCGGCCGGACGGTGATGAACGAAATCGACAATGTTCGCATCCAACTCCAGGCCGATATGTATAAGGCCGCGCGGGACGACAAGGAGTGGGACGAGGATTTCATGGCCGGGGTGCGGTGGTTCCAGTTCCGCCGCAACGACAACCCCGGTTCGGCCGGCTTCATCTACAATTTCGAGACGAGTTCCAAATCCAAGATGATGCTGTTCAATGGCTTTCGCGACGCCTTCACGTCGAACATGCTGGACATCAACTCGGCGCGCTGCATCGAGGAAATGAACAACATGGTGCAAGAAAAGGGCGACATCGCGCCCGCGGCGCCCGGCCGGCAGCACGACGACCGGCCGTTCGCGGCGGCGCTCGCGCATTTCGCCTGGGATAGCGTCGCCTGCGGCGCGCTGCGCGGCTCGATGATCGCCGCCGGCATGACCTTCGAGCGGGTGTCGGCGGCCGAGCGCGGCGAGAACGTCGGCGGGCAAGCGATCGTCGATAAGCTGGTCTACTCCTACTTCGCCCGCGCCGAGGCGGAAGCCGAAGAACGGGAAGCGGCTGGGCCGTGGGCGCACGAGGACAACCCGGACCCGTTCCTGTTGTCGGCGGCGGGCTGGCGAGCGCGGCGGGGGCTGGCATGAGCGAAACGAGTGGTCCTGAATACTGGTGGTGCTCAGTTGGTGGGAATCCACCGGAGCCATGCACCCTTGTGCGAGAGATTGGGAAAGACGGGCAGCGGATATACGCATACACCGCTAAATGCCCCGATCCGTTTGAGGCAGCGGATCAAAATTGCCCGCTTAAACTCATAAAGCAGATGCACCCGCCGCGGTTCAACGCGAAGAAGTTCAAGGCCGTGCCCGTACCATCCCGGTTTCACGGATATTTCAATTTCCATCGTGTGACACCATGATGGATTTCCTCGCCGCCTCGGCGGTGGTGATCCGGCATTTCGAGTCGCGGGCCGGGCTGCACCCGTCCTATACCGAGACGATGAACATGGCGCTCCAGCAGGGGCTACCGCTCGGCGGGCAGGCGATCCCGGTAGACTGGTACGCTTATCTGCGCGACGGCCCGACTTTCGCGCATCTGCCGATGCGGCGGGACTTCAACCGGCCGCGGCTACTGGTGGGGTTTGAGGATGGCTGACCCCAAAAATAACGATGATCGCGCCCGCGCCCGCGCAGAACTAAACATTCGGTGGTTGCGGAGCGGCGCATCCGAACTTGAGGCGAATATGCGGATGCTCGCAGAGTTGGGGAATTTCCGAGAACGAACCGCCGCTCGTAATTGGTTGCTCGCCAACGCCGCGGCACAGGAGAAACAAGACAATGCCGATCACGGTTGACGGCGAGACCTATCCGGACGTGGGGGCGTGGAACCGCGCGATGGATGCGCGCGCCGTGCAGAGCGAGGGCGCTAATCTGCCGAGTGCCGCTGCCAATGTCATGTCGCCACCAGCGAGTGCCCCCGCCGCTGGAGTGGTCGCGTCCGCTAACGAAATGTCGCCGATGGCGCCGGGGAATCTGTCTCTCAGCCCCGATCTATTCTCGTCTCCGTTCGCCGCCACGGCGCCGGGTGCCGGAAGCGCGCCGGCAGCGACCGCGACCCCAGGCGCCGGTCACGCGCTGGAAGTTCCCGGCTATCAAAGTCGGGGCGATTGGCTGGATACGGTCGTCATGCCGCGGGAGAGTCGTGGGCGTCCGAACATCGGGTGGGGCGAAACCGACCTGACGCCGTACCTCGCCGCCGGCAAGACGGTGTACGGGTTCCCTGATTGGCCCGGCAAGCCCGGCCCCGCTGGCAATAGCACCGCCGCCGGTCTCTATCAAATCACCAAGACGAATTGGCTCCATTACGCGCCGCTTCTCGGGGTCAATGACTTTTCGCCCGAATCGCAACGCAAGGTCGCGGAAGCCGTGCTGCGGGACCAAGGGCCGCGGGCGTGGGCCGCGTCCGGGCCAGTGCCCGGCCGCATTGGCGGGCGATTCGGCTCGCTCGACGCCGCGATGGCGCCGATGCAACTCGCCGCCGCCGAGCCGGTCGATCCGACGAAGCGGATGGATCAGGTCCGGCCCGCGCAAGACTTGAACATCGGTATCTCGGCGCCCTCGGCCGGCACGCCGTTCCAAGACATGCTGAAGCGCGGCGGCGGCGCGGCGATCCCGCTGGTGCCGGGGCCGGGCCGCGGCGGCGCGTTGCAGCCGGTCCCGATATCGCCGGCGCCGAACCTATACAAAGGCTATCAGGACGCGCTCGCCTCGATCCTCAACGGCCAGCGCCGCGGCTTCGGGAGTATTTTCGGATGAGGCGGTCCCGCCGCCGGCCGGACAGCGAGCCGCGCATGTATATGCACGACATTCGCATGGGCGGGGCGATTATCTCGATCACCTGCGAGGGATCGGCCTGTGAGCTATGCGCCGCCGATCCGGCCGCCGCGAAACGCGCGAACAACCAGCACTTTCCGCACGAACTTGGCGAGGAGCCGCCGGCATGACGGTCAAATTCAAAGACACCGACCCCTGCACGGACATCATCCTCGATTTCATTGCCGGCGGGCTGTGGGGCGACAAGCTCGGCAACCCCATCGGCGAGTCGAACGGCAACTACAACGCCTTTTTCGGGCACCCGTCCTCGACGCGCGATTTCAGCCCCTACACGCTGGATTACATCTATGCCTTCCAGGGCGGGATGCTGAAAACCGACCCGCGCTCGACGGCGCTCGGGCGATACCAGTTTTTGCGGAAGACGCTGAAGGCGCTGCAAGGCAAGCACGCGCTGCCCGGCTCGACGCTGTTCACGCCGGAATTGCAGGACGGGTTCGCCGTCGATCTGCTGGTGGGCCGCAGCTACAAGGCGTGGTGGCGCGGCGCCATCACCGACGCCGAGTTCGCGGTGAACCTCAGCCTGGAATGGGCTTCCCTGCCCGACCCCGACAATGCCGGCCGCTCGGCCTATGACGGCGATGTGGCCGGCAACCACGCGAGCACGACGCTCGGCCACGTCTACGACATGCTGGAGCGCGCTCGCGCCGCTCAGAAAAAATGAAGCGTGCGACCGACGCGGCTAAATGGGACGGGTCAAGGCGCATGGACCTGCGCGAGCGGGAGTTCGAAAAGGCTCCCGTCGAAACGTTGCTCACAATGGCGAGGGTCGCTGGGACGCCGATAGCGCACATATCTCGAATAACGCGAAGGTGGCGGAACCGCAGTTATACACGATGGCTTGCGATCCCGCTTAACGATGAGCACGCGGCTATCTGGTCGCCGGAAGCCGGCATAAAGGTGGTGCCGCTGCGGGTGGTTTGGTGATCCGCCGACTGATCCTGTGCGGCCCGTACACCCCGGAGGAAGCCCGCGCGGCGACGGCGATGGCGGGAAAGATGGTCGGCGGTAGCGGCGAGGAAATCGTCTACCGGGCCGCGCCGACCGAGCGCCGCATCGTGATGTTCCAATCGGGCACCATCTCGTTCCACTCGACCGGGCATCGCCGCGGCTTTGCGCGGATTCTCGACGATCCTACCGCGCAATCTCTGGCCGTGGTCAACGCGGCGGTGATCAAGGGCGAACCGGTCATCAACGTCTACACTGGCCTGGAGCGTGACGGCGAGATATACGCCTATTCAGGAACCGATGCGGTTCTGACGTTCGGCTTTCCGGACGGGGCCGGCGTGGCCTATTTCCATCGGAGCGCTGGCGGGGTAGCGCCGGGGGTCGCGGCACAATGCCTCTGGTTCGTCCATGGGGCGAGAAGCTCGCCGGTGTTTATGCCGCAAATGCGGGAACTGCTGGCCCTGCGTGACGGCGTGCGGTTCTCGTTCGTCAAACGCAAACCCTTCGGCTGGCAAGCCGGGCGGCAACTGGCAATCGAGCACGCGCGCTCGGTGCTCGCCGCATCTCTGGAGAGGTTCGGGCTGACTTAGTGCGCGGCGGAGCGGGACGGCTTCTTGCCGGTGAGCGCCGCGATCCGCGCATCCGGCGGCAACGACTCGATCATCGCCGCCTTGTTCGCATCGCGGGTCTCGATGTCGGCGATGATCGCCTCGGCCTGCGGCGGGTTCAGCAGCCGCACCAAATCCTCCGCCGTGATCGCGCCTCGCGATGCCAGCAGCATCGCCACTTCGCGCGCTTCCTTGCCGAAGATCGGCGACGACGAATGGCTGTCCACCGAAACGCGATAGCGATCATCGACGTGGTGCATCTGGAACGGTAGTGCCGTCAGGCCGGGCGCCGGCGGTTCGTACACCAGCGGGTCAAGCTCGCTGCCCTTGAACGGACCCGATTCGGACTGCTTGATCCAAAGCACATGCTGGCTCGGGTCGTAGGCCCGCATCAGATCGAGCGACAGCCCGCCGAGTTCTTCGATCTGCCGCTCCAGCGTGATTGCGCGATCCTTGAACCGCGGCGAGGCCATGCGCACCAGCGTCTCGGCGTGGCCTTGCGCTCGCACCCCCGATTCGCCCTGCCCCTGCAACACCGCCGGATAGCCGCCGGTGTCGTCGAACATGCCGATCAGTTCGTGCAAACTCTCCCACAGCCCGGCCGGCAGGTCCGGCGTCATCTTCTCGACTTTGACCGCGCCGCCTTGCTCGGTGTGGTAGCCGCCCGGCCGGCGCAGCGTCGCTTTCATCTTCGACGCGGTGGAGGTCGCGCCGGTGATCAGCCATGACGGGTCTTCCTGCCGCCGCAGCAGCCGGTTGATCCCGTCCACCCGGTTGTTGATCGCGTCCTGAAGCGCCTGGACGACGTAAACCTCCGACAGCCCCCAAAAATAGTCGGGGACGGGGTTCGGGCAGATTTCGATAAACGGGTGATGGCCGCTCAGCGGATTGCGTTCGTCGTTGGCCGCGGCCCGCCGGATGCGGCGTGCCCGCTGTGGCGCCGGGTTGCCGTCCGCGAACAGGTTGCGGAACTGGCCGACCGGCTCGATGACGGTGTTGCCGACGAGTTGGATCGTCACCCAATCGTCGTTGTGCCGGTCCCATACCCAAAGCTCGTCGAGCCGGATCAGCTTCGCCTCGGTGGTCGAATCGAGTTCCGGGGTTGGCGCGTTGAGCCATGACACTAGCCCGCGGCCCTGCCCGGCGCCCGCGCTGCCCGACACGCGGTAGGGGTAAAGCTGGCCGCCGATGATGACCTGCCGGCTGTTGTCGGCGGCATCGGGGCGATCCAGCTTGTCGGACGACACGTATTTCCGGATGTCGCGGATAATCTCGTCGCGGCGCGGGTTGTTCTGGATCAGGTCCGCGAACCGCGCCTCGGTGAACCACGTCGAATGCGTGAAGGCGTCTTGCAGATCGAGCCGCGGCAGGTCGTCCCGTAAGACGCCCATCGTTTCGGGCTGCACCATGTACGCCTGAAGCCCGCGGGCATAATCCAGTTGCAGGAAGGTCTTGCCCTTCACCAGCGACCACTTCACCGCGTCAACGGCGGTGATATCGAGGTTGCCGGCGCGGAATTTCTCCAGCAGCACTTGCGAGGCGGAGCGGCCCATCGCCCGGTCTCGCGGGCCGGCCGGGCCGTAGGGCATGACGGTGAACCGAAGCTCGCTCGGCGAATACAGCATCGCCGCCAGCGTCTCGATGTAGGCGTAGGTTTTGCGATAGGTCTGCGCTTCGCCGCTGGCGGCGCCGGTCAGGTAATAGTTGCGGTATGCGGCGCCGCGCTGGCGGCGGGTCTCCAGCGATGAGTGGCACGCCTCGACGATTTCCAAGGCCCAATTCCCGAGCTTTTCGCGGGCGGTCGGGATCGTGAGGATGGATGCCATCAGCCGAGCCAGTGGCGCGTGATGTGCGCGACCGCGTGCCAAGGGACGATCTGTTCCTCCGCGGGGCCTTCTCTGAAATAGCCGTTAGCGATTGTTGCGCGGAGCCAATCGCCGAAAGTTCCTGCGGGGATACGTATGCCGTGCGCGTCGCCGCCGAAGCGATGAATCATGATCGTTTCAGTTTCTCCGGCCATATTTTACGCCGGGCCGCGCTCGGTCGCCACGGTCAGAACCGGCGGCGCCATGCGGGTGCGGTGCGCCGCGCCGATGGTCTGCGACTCGGTGCGCGGATCGCGCAGACCGCCGGCCAGCGCTGCTCGGGCATGGGCCGCCAAGTTGATCGGCATTCCGGAACCCGAGCGGCGCTGGCCCTTCGGTCCCCCACCGAAGAAGTTGTCGGCCTGCCGCTGAAGCACCGGCGGCAGCTTCGGTGCGGCGGATTCGGTCTCGCGCACGTCCGACCGCAGATCGGTCATGCCGTAATCTTCCATGACGATTTTCGCGGTCTCGTCGATGGCCTTCACTTGGATGTTGCCGCCGATCGCCGCCGGCGCCTTGTTCAGCGTCAGGTCCATGCCAATCGGCTCGCCCTGCACGCCGCAATCGAGGTTCGGGCATGGCGGGTCGGGCCGGTCAGGATGCTTCGTGCGGTAAATCCAGCGATGGCCGCAGGTCGTGCAGCGGCATGTGACCTTAAATTGCATCAGGCGGCTTCTTCCGCCTCTGCCGGCTCGCCTTCGTCCGGCTCCGGTTCCTCTGCCGGCTTCATCCACTCGGTCGGGGCCTCGGCCGGCAGCGGGACCATGCCATCGGCCGGCGCCCAGGTGCCGCCCGTAACCCAGCGGCGGTTGTTGAAGTGGCGGCCTTCGCGCCAGCGCACCAGCCGTCCCGTATCGTCGTCCGATCCCCAAAACGCGCGGAGGTAGCTGCCGTCCTGCGGCGCGGAGTGGATAGGCTCGCGGGCGGGCTGTGGCGACAATTCGGGGATATCGGACGTGTCGATGTCCTCGTCCCGGATGGCAGCAATCTCGGCAAGGCGCTCATCCGAAACCGCAGCCCGAACTACGGGAGCGGCTTCCTCCGCGCGCAACGCATCGAACGTGTCGCGTGGCTCAGGCGCGCGGTACGGGCGCGGCTTCGCGGCCGGGTGGTCGGAAGTCTTCATGCGGCGTCCTTGCAATAAGGCGGGAGGTCAGACGACACCGCCGACATCCCGAGCAACACGATCATCGGCGGGTCTTGTTCGCCGCGATCATAGGCTTCGATGCGGCGCTTGCTATACCCGAGACGGAGGGCTGCCTGTCGTTGCGATAGCCCGAGCGATGTTCGCCATTCTCGGAAAAGTATTGTGTGAACAGCCATCTTGCCCGTCGCCGTTAGCAAAAATCGCCAGCCATCGCAATAGCGGCGACTACTGCATCGTAGCAATAGCGACAGAGAGAATACGCGCCGAAATTGTATTTAAACGGCGTGCCCCCGCCTGTGGGGGTCGCTACACAGCTTGGAGACGAAGATGATCGAAATCGTCGGAAAGCGCGACCGCCGCCGCAAGCACAAGCGGAAGTAGTCGTAACCTGCGCGGGCCGGGGCTGTCCTCACACTCGCGCCGGCCCCGCGTGGCTTCAACCGAATGCCAGCAGACATCGCATCGCTCTTAGGGCGGCTCCCCGGCGGAATGCCGGGAGGAGCGCCGGGTGGTGCGCCTCCCGGTGCTCCAGGGGCACCCCCGCCGCCGCCGGGCATGATGCCGGCGAAGCCCAACACCGGGCCGGCGACATCGCCGCAGCCGAACGCCGGCAACGAAGCGGCAGCCATGAACAAGGTGCAACTCGCGCTCAAGACGCTGGAAGAAGCCCTTCCGCAAATCCCGATGGGCAGCGACCTTCACCACGAAATCCTGAAGATCACGACGCAGCTTTCCAAAAAGCTCCAGCCGGGCACCGGATCGCCGGGGCTTCAGATGCAAGAGCTTCTTCAGATGGCGCGCGGCCAAGCGCAAAGCGCGCCGATGCAAGCCCTCGCCCGCATGCAGGCACCGGCCGACGCGCCGCCAGCCATGCCGGGCGGCGGCGCCCCCGGCGGCGGCCCGCCGATGCCGATGGCCGCTTAACAGGAGTGTGAGATGGCGAGATTCCCCCGAGCCGGCCAGTCCGAGCCGAAAGCCGACGATCCGATGATGAAGCGGGTCGATCTGGATCACGGCGAAATCGGCTCCCGCCCGTCCGGAATGCCGAAGTCGATGGACGATGAGCGCATGAAGCTCTCGCACGTCGGCGGGTCCGGAAAGCAGGGCAGCTAAGCCATGTCGGACGATCTTCAGGTTCCGGCCGGCTACAAGCTGGTCAAGGACACCGACCTGAGCACGCTTCAGGCGTCCTACAAGCTGCTCAACGACTTGTGGGATCACCCCGAGCACGGCGCCACCACCAAGCGCGCCGCGAAATCGGTCAACCCGGCCCTGCGCGTCCCCGAAATCGACGTGGCCGAGCCGCTGCTGAAGCCGATCAACGAAAAGCTCTCCGCCTTCGAGGAGGAGAACAAGAAGCTCCGCGAGGAGCTTGAAGCCGACAAAAAATCCCGCGAGGACGACAAGGCGCTTGGCGACCTGCAATCGAAGCTGACTGCCGCGCAGAAAAAGCACCGCCTCACCGACGAGGCGATGGGCGAGGTCAAGAAGATCATGGCCGAACGCGGCGTGGCCGATCCCGATATCGCCGCGCAGTACGTCGTCGCCAACATCGAGCCGGCGAAGCCCGTCCGCGGCAGCAATTTCGGCCCGCAGGAGGCCAACATCTTCGGCATCGACGGCAACTCGACCGAAGACGACACGAAGCTGCTCCACAATAATAACCAGAAATGGTTTGACGGAACAGTGGACGAAATTATGGCTGAGTTTGAACGGCAAGACGCCGCCTAGCCCCGGCTGAATAGAGGAGGCAAGAACCGTGGCGTATCCTTCGACCTTTCAAGCTCCAGCAACTGTCGGTGGGCTAACCCCCGGCGGCCAACTTGGCGCACAGTTGGCCGCGATCACCCGCCGGGCGGTTATCCCCTCGGTGTTCGTCCAGATTTACCAGTCGCACCCGCTGCTGAGCCTGCTGTGGCAGAACGCGCAGCGTGCGAAGGGCGGCGTCGGTCAGGTCGTGATCCCGACGCAGGGCGCCTCGTTCGTGTCGTTCTCGTGGGGCAGCTTCGCCGGCGACTTCCCGATGCCGGAAGACGTGGCGGCGATCCAGAACGCAACCTTCAACCTGAAGATCGGCATGGTGCCGATCGGCTTCTTCGGGTTCGAGGCGCTGGTGCAGTCGAGCGAGGTCATCATCCCGAAATTGCGGGCGGTCACGTCCGACGCGGCGGTGGTGATCAAGCAGGCATTCGCGCAGTCGTTGTATTCCAACAACTACGCCACGCCGAACGCGCTGGATTCGCTGGCGCAAGCCTACGACAACGGATCGAATGTCCCGGCCTACGGCGGCATCACCCGGTCGGGCGCCGCATGGTGGCAGGGCCAGTATCTCCCGAACCTAGCGGGGATTTCGAACCGCACCGGCATGGCGATCACGCAGACCCGCGTGGCGACCGGCGCCGGCGGCGATGCACCCGATTTCGCGGTGATGAACCCCGCCGATTGGTCAACCGTGCTGGCCGATTTCATGGGCTATGAGATGTACCAGTCTCGCCCGCGGTCGCAGTACGGCAAGGACGATCCGCAGAACGCCGGTTTCCGCGCGCTGCGGGTGCTCGACACGCCGATCTTCCCGGACCCGTTCTGTCCGCGCGGCGAGATGTACATGATCAACAGCCGGTATCTCTCGCTGTTCGTCAGCGAATACACGGCGCCGATGGTGTTTTCGGGCTTCGAAAGCGCCATCCCGCAGGGCCAGATCGCCGAAATCGGCGTGCTGATCTCGGCTCTGAACCTGATCTGCTCGAAACCGAGTTCCGGCGCGCACATTACCGGCCTGTCCGGCGCAGCGTGGCCGAACACCCCCGGCCCGCCGGCCGTCCTGTAAGGAGGAAGCGATATGCCGCTCATTTTCGGTGGGCAGGGCGTCACCCCGACCCTGCGGGGGCAGCCGTCGAACGTCTACGCCCTGCAAGCCGGCGAGGTCATGCAGATTCCGGCCGGCGGCTGGATGCTGGAACTCGGCAAATACAGCGCCTATCAGGTGTTCGACCCGATCACCGGGATTTGGCGGCCGCTGGCGACCGGCGGCCTCAGCGGCAAGAACTTCCACGTCCAGTCGGACGGGGTGAACCACCGGATCGCCAATCAGACGGGTTGCGCGGTCGGCGCGCTGATCACCAACGCAGGCACCGGCTATACCTCGGCGCCGACCGTCACGGCGTCGGCCGGGGCGAGCGTGTGGCAGGCGGTCGTCGGCGGCGCGGTCAACACGTCGATC